CTGCTGGAGTTGAATAATGAAATGGCTTCAAACCTAATTTAACAACAGAATAAAAAGATTTTATATCTTGACCGGTTGTAGTATTGGAATTGATATCGAACATCTCATCGTATAGTACAGTAAAAATAGCTGGGTTGACTATTTTGTTAGTAAGTAAAGCTGAAGATGTAAAAAATACATCACCAGTTGTTAAAACACCAGTAGCTAATGTAGTATTAGCAATGGTATTTCTAGTCCATCCAACCATTAGTCTAAATTTGGCATTAAGACAAGTAGACGCCATTTGAATGTGTCCACTTAGGGTAAGAGACTGTAAAAGAATAGTATCACCAATTCTCGTAGTAGCCGTATTACCCTGTAAAACCTGTTGAGTTGGTGAGACAGAGTACTGGGTGTTGTTTGCAACAAGCTGCGTGGTGGCATACAAACTATACTTGGTCTCAACTGATTTAAGCATGAGGTATTTGGACGCCTTGACAACAGCACGAGCAGTCTTAGTAATAGTCTTCTTAGAAGAACGTTTCTTTTTAGCATACTTAGCCATTATTGTTTTTATTTAGGTAAACGATAAAAATTAGGAAACTTTACAAATCGTCGAAATTGAGAATGTCTTGAAAAGTTTGAAGTTCTTCTTTTTTTCCTAGGTCTATTACTTGTAAGATCAGGAGTGTCGTTTGCAGTACTAGGAGAATATAAACTACCAGACCCAAGACTTAACTCTGTAAAACCTGAAGGACTTGAAGGATTATTTGAACGTACATATTGATCAAAAGATTGAGATGCTATAATAGCTCCCATTGTCCCAATAACCCTGCTAAATTGATTACCATTTAACGCAGGAACATGCATTTTATTAGGAAAACTCAATAAGTTGTTCACGAGTTAGTTTTTCAACTTCAATAAATCGGCGTTGAAGAGGTTCAACAGTCTGAGGATCTGTCCAGATTTCGTCAATCCTATAGTTGCTGGTAACCAATACATACTTGGGGCGGATGTAGGCCATTGATCCTTTAATAGAAGCTTGCATAGGCCATCGATCAGCGAGTCGCTTGAGAACACCTCCCCATTTAACTTGATACTTGTCAATATCTTCAAGATAAACAGCTTCTTCTCCACAATATCCGTCAAACCATTTGAGATCGTCCATACATTTCTTATAACAATTAGGAAATCTAGTTTCGACAGCATAGCTCTTCCCAGTTCCGGTAGGTCCATGTATCCATAAACATACGGGGTCGATAGGGAGAGGTTTTGTAGCATAATCGGACTTAATTCGTTTAAGGGTTGAGTAACATCTAATAAAGATGTCAGCATCGATTTCATCTAAATTTCCTTCTTTGGCTAAGTCTCGAGCGCGTTGCCATCGCATCTTTTCTGCACGTCCTTTGTTATCATTAGATATTGGTTTTTCGCCATGTTCAATTAACTGCCCAGCTTTTGAGCAATACACGTCATTCTGGGCAATTGATCCAATCATAGTTAAAACATGGCACCCTGGTAAAGCTGTACGTGCTTGAATAATAGTTTTGGGGTTATTAAAAGATAAGTATCCTTGTAAGTGAGGTGTGCCTGTTGTTGGAGCGATTTCTTTGGAATACGCTACGTATTTAAATGCTGCATTCGTTGATAAATATACTTCAGATTCTTCATTATAATTATTCCAAGTAAATATAAAATTTCGATTACGCGACATTATTTAAGGTAAGCACAGGCACAGAAGGTCCAGGTAATAATATGGCTGGACCTTCTGTGTTAGTCTCCTGAAAATCTGTGATTGTGCGAATCCCCTTCGCAACCGGCCTACCTATTTAAGACGTGCCGCCTTAAATAGGCGTAGACTACGTCTCCGTAGGCCTACTAGACATTATTATGGCTCCCGCGTTCTCCAGAGGAGGCCTCTTCGCGAGTCACGAAACATAGTAGGTATTGTAATTGGTGGTGGTTAATCTTAGGTGGATAAACTATATTACATAAGCAGTTTTTTTTTATAGAGGGGGTACGTTTCACGGCATGTGGTAGTCTTAATCACGTTGACTTGAAACATTGTGACGATTAGTATAAAACTTGTCGTACGACAAGATTGCAAAAATGAAAAAAATCTAAAATGGCTGATCCAAGACAATTAGATATTCTCTCTGATAACAGAACTATTGCAAGTCCTGTTCAATGTGATCTACGAAATGAAGTTGTTGCAAATCTTCGTGATAGTATTAATGCTGCTTGGAATGGTTGGGAACAAGCAAGTAAATTTGAAGATGACGGTATGCAAACTTATTATATGAAGTATATCAAAACACTTATGGATTGTTTGGAAAAGGTTAAAAAGATTTAAAATATATTTATGGGTCTTTATACTTTAAATTTGCATTAAAACTCCAAGAACCAGTATTACCAGCAACAGGTGCATCAGAAAACATAATAATTGTTAAATTCCTAGTTTTTCCTAAGGATCCTGCTGGAGTTGAATAATGAAATGGCTTCAAACCTAATTTAACAACAGAATAAAAAGATTTTATATCTTGACCGGTTGTAGTATTGGAATTGATATCGAACATCTCATCGTATAGTACAGT